GTTTAACGAATAGTTCCTAGTACTTTTCAAGAATAGCATACGCTTTCTAAATTTGTCAACAGTTATTTTCTAATTGCTTCAATGTTTCACCTATTGCATGATTCCACATACGCATTGATATACATCCGTCTTTATATTCCAATAGATCTGCCCATACATTAGTAAGTCCCGGAATATTGATTTCTGAACCGTCTATATTAAACACCTGAATACGAACCGATCCTTTTTTGTCCCTGGAGCATACATATTTTTGTTTTGCTGCACCAGTTAATGACATGCATTTATCATAATCAAACCTTTTCTTTTCAGATTGCGATATCGCAACTTTGTTTTTCTTGATTTCTCTGATCTGCTCGATCGACATATCAGGTTTAACCTGTTTCCGTTTTTCTTCATTCATAGGGAGCATTTCCCTTAATTGAGAATAACTATATTGTTTATACTTATCGTCTAGCCACATCTTCGGAACACTGGAATGTTCTTCATAAAATCCGAACTGTAAATAGATATTTTTATAAACAGATACCTGGGTTTTTGACAATCCTAAATTCTTTTCCGCAAATTCCACAATACTTGTATATCCAAAATCTTCATAGTAATGCATTCTTTCAAATTCGTACAAATGAAATCCTAACCGAATAAAGGATCTACGGATATCAGACATATCTGTTAATATATATTTTACCGATGCCCTGGCTAACTCACGTTCTTCCCTTAAATTCAACATTCCATAAATTACATCAATTTTATTTTCTTTCGTTATACTGCTTATTTCTTGCATAAGTTCCACACCCCTTATAATTTATTTTTTGGTTTCAAAATAACTGCATCCATAATCAGGATCCGGAATATCCATCAAGATTGTAGATATATCTTGACAGCTTCCGTCTAAATTCAATTCACACCTTAGCTCCGGGCATCTTACCACGGACATTGTTCCTGAAGCGCTTTCAGTTCTTTTTCTTCCTCTGTCATCCGCATATCTTTCCATATTTCATCCATCCTTTGATTGACTAGATCATAATCCTTTTCATAACATGGCAGTATGCCATAGCGTTTCAGGTACTCACATTCAAACGGCTCTAATTTCAATGACTTTTTCCATTGCTTATAATACATTGTACTTTACCTCAAAAATTCTTACTTTCTGATCTAGCATGGGAATATCCAACGTCTTTACATAGTCTATATTTTCAGTCAGGCTATCAATCATATCATTTATTTCAGATTTTTTTAGCACATATTCCTCAATCACAGCCTTATCTAAATTCCTTGATGCCCAATAACGTTTCTTTCCGGTAGTACTTGCGCATAATTCCTTAGTAATGTACTTTGTTATGTATGCGCTTACTTTCTGGTTATCCTTAACCTTGGTTGCAGTTGTAAAGCCTAGATTGTAGTTACCAATGTTATAAATTGGATCCCCCGCAGCAGTTACTTTACCGGAATCAACAAATTCCATGTTCCCACAGTTCGCAAGCATTCCATGAAAGTGATACCTGCCGGACTTGTGAAGCTCCGGAACGACGATGTATCTAAGATCAGGTGCATAGCACGCTTTAACATTATGTAACCAGTTAACCAATTTCTTTGTAACTTCTTCATAATTGAAACTATCAACCTTTTTGGGATCAAATGTTAACGTTATAAAATACTCCCACATATTACTCCTTGTTATTTCATAAATCTTCTGTATTGTTCTGTTTTGACTATTCTTGTTACTTCGTTCTTCATCTTTTACCCCCTGTGTTTTCGTTGTTTTCTTTTCTTCTTGCTTTTTAATCGGTGTAACCCAGTCCTCTGGGTGCTTAACAATCATATTTTTATAAACCCGTATTTGTTGCCCGTCCAAATAGTTGTAGGTACGGACATTATAAGCAAGCATTTAATAGCACCCCCTTTCGGTTATTTCAAGTAAATAACCTTTAAGTGTTGCTATAGTCAAGTATAGAGCGTCCGCCACCTGACGCTTCGGCGGGACCCCTTAATCCCCAACCTTGCTATCAGGTGTCGAACATCTTATACGTGTCATATAGCTTAAAGTATTTCCTGTGTCCTACGAAAAATTCTGCACCAATGCGTTCCTTCATCGGGTACCACATCTTCACACATACGAACAGGGAACCACCTGCAAGGATTCCTAATATTTTTCCTATGATTCCATAGTTGTTTATTTTCCGGTGTATGTATTCGTATTCAATCAGGCTCCTGATCTGGCGATCAATCATTCGATCGAATTGGGAAACCAGGATAATATCATAACCTAACTTTCTGTGCTGCGTGAAAAAGGATAGCCATGCGCTCCGGCCTTGTATCTGCCATTCCCTAGAATTAAACAGGATCTGACATTCATCAATTACAAGCAGAAACTTCCCTTCCGGCATCGGCTTACTACCGTAATAATGTTTCCGGTACCGTTGGCTGAACTGGATCAGCCGATCAGGAGTAAGCCGGTTGTTATCAATACTGATATATTTTCCTTTGTGTTTCCCTTTGATGTTTCCCGTATTAAGGTCAAAGTTACCGATCACGACACCCTTATAATTTTTTACCCGGTAATATAAGACCTCTGCAAGATGCAGGGATTTCCCCGCTCCCGGAGTTCCACTATATAACGTTATCATTACTTACCCCCGCTCCTGCTACTCTATTGCTTTTACCCAGCGCAGTATGATGGAGTACATATAAAACAGTGTGATAGATGCAAGCCATACCGCACCGATCTTAATAAATGTTCCGATCGGGATAAACCAGTTCAGATAGCCAAGAAAAGGCATATCTTCCAGTGAGCTGATTATTTCATCAAATGGTGACAAAGGTAACAACTTCAAGACAAAATCTAACAGAGCATCTATAATTGATTTCATTATTTCCATACAACAATCACCCCTTTATAATTCCTCTTGTTATCAGGATCAGACCTACGACAAATAACAAAGTTTCTCCTGTCCGAAAGATCTTCGCCAATGATTCAAAGTCCGACAGATCAAGCACAACTTCCCACTCTACCGGAAATTGTGGCGGTTCTAACTTTAATGTCCACTTCGGTGCTACTGGATCCGCATCCAAGGCTTGTACTAAGTGGATCAGGTCAAACGGTATGCAGAATGGGAAGAACTTTGAAAGGTCTACTATTGGCTTTGTATTATCTATCCCCTCTCCCGGTGAGGGTGTAGGTAATGGTGTTGCCGTTGGTGCAGTTGTTTCTCCTGGCTTTGCAGGATTATCAACAATTGGAAAATCTAATGCCGGAATAACCACGTCAGGTATATTTATTACTCCGTCCCATACATCCGTCCAAGGTATATCAGGATTTCCTTCGATAATACCATCCCTAATTGATGGTATATCTTGCGCCCAATCATGCAACCCCTCTACATCAAACCATGGTAAATCAGATGTATTTGCTAAACCTAAAGCATCCGGATTACAAAACCACCAAGGTAAATCCGGATTTTTTAACCTTTCCCATAAATCATCCCAGTTACCAACCGTAGGTATATCATCGCCTGGAATAGCAATGGCATCCATAGATTTTCCGTAATTTAGTGCACTTGAATAGTCAAATAAAAGCATAGCATCTTCTGCAACTTCTACCGAATCAAAAATAGGCATATTACACGTAGTTACAGAATATTGAGCAAGGTCTATAGTGTTAAACGATCTATCGTACTGATATACACCATTGATATAACACATCGAACCAAAATTAATATTATAACTTTTTCCGGAACTGTCACGCCACTGATATAACATCAAACAGTTATTATTAAGTACAATAAAATTACGTGATGTGCTAGTCGAACTAGGTTTATTAAGACACATTACATAACTCGGGTCATCTATTGCGTATGCATTAAAATACCAATTATACACACCGTCTACCATTTCATAGTTTTCAAAAATACTACCTTTATCTAAATATTCAGACAACCCTTCAATATAACCTTCATCACCGGCTTGTGGCGTATCAGTAAATAACCTTGTATAAAAATCGGAAATATATTGGATAAATTCTTTACATGGTCTTACAAATACATCCGAAAATTTATCTTTATAATCTTCCATTTTTTCTTTTGAAGCAGAACCCATACCTTGCAAAATTTCTTGATATTCTTCCCAAGAATATGAAGAGTAACTAGTACCTGCATAAGTTTCAAATAGATTTTTTTGTGGATCCGTTATCATACTGGGATCCTTCGCATATTCCTTAAAAGAATCAATAATATCATCATGATATTGTTCCACTACCTCATAACCAAGAATTGCGGTTGCAATACCTAAAATTATTTCTTCAAGTGCTAAACTACCCATTGTTACAGTAAATGGATCAGCTGCATGCGTATTTGAAATATTGTTATAAACACATAATTTACCACCTACAGACAATGACAAAGTAATAACACACATTATCATAGCTATAGTTTGAATAAAGATATTTTTGGTTTTCATATATCCACCTTTCTTTTTTTTATAAAATCCCCTATAATATTACAAAAAGGGGGAATACATACATGGAACAGGAATTCATACAGGGTACTTTAGAATACTTAACCAACCCTATTATTTTAATCATTATAGGTGTTGGTATTATTTATCAAATCGTTAACGCTATTCGTAACTGGTGGCATCGTAAAAACTTTCTTAAGAATTGGATGAAAGCACACAATATAGGTAAAAAATATTGGTGGTAATTTTATAAAAGGGGATAACAAAAATGACTAATACAAACGAATTATCTAATTTACAAGTAATTACAATTCTTGCAGTGATTTTTTTTCTAATGTTTATCATTTATAAAACGGTTACCATTTCACAAAAAAGAAAAGTTGTTAAGTTTGAAAACAATAGAAAGGTATACCGTAAAAGAAAATCACACAAAGTAAAAGTCACACATGATACCAGTGTTTTCAATTACACCAATGACAACAAAGATGATTTTATCCAATCTTGTTGGGACGAGTTAAACAAAAAAGGACACTGATCTTTCTAGTGTCCTTTTTCTTTTCTTCGCTTTCCTGTGCTTTACGCTTTCCCGGTAAACTTTTTGAAAAGCTTGATTCCAAATGTGATTACCATAATCGCACCTACAATACCTAATGCAATCGGAAGAACCTTAGTAATCATTCCGGACATATCACTACCTACCTGGGTAAGTCCGGATACCAAAGCATCACTTGCGGAACTTGCAACAGTACCTGCACCTTCTAATAATGCCATCTGCTTATCCCCCTTTCTTAAGATTTAAATATTTTTAATATCCCATGCACTGCAACCCCGATCAGGATAGGAATGAATCCTAATCCCAATCCAACTACAATACCAAGGCTTAAAATTTTTACTACGTCAACTGTTTCCATTCTTCATATACCTCGATAGGATCAGGGCGAATACGGCACCGATCACAATTCCTAGAAACAACAACACTGCTACAATTCCTAATGCAATCGGAAGAACCTTAGTAATCATTCCAGACATATCACTACCAACCTGGGTAAGTCCGGATACCAAAGTATCACTTGCGGAACTTGCAACAGTACTTGCACCATCTAATAATGCCATCTGCTTATCCCCCTTTCTTAAGATTTAAATATTTTTAATATCCCATGCACTGCAACCCCGATCAGGATAGGAATGAATCCTAATCCCAATCCAACTACAATGCCAAGACTTAAAATATTTACTACGTCAACTGTTTCCATTTTTCATATACCTCGACAGGATCAGGGCGAATACGGCACCGATCACAATTCCTAGAAACAACAACACTGCTACTAATGCATAGTTCATACTTTCCATATTTTCCTTATGCTGCTCTGCCGTCTGTTCCTGGCTCTCCGTCATACGTTGGTCAAGGCCGGAGACAAGACTGTTACCTGATACGGTATTCAGATTCAATTCGTCTACCGATTCCGCTATCGTTGTAACTGCTTCATACGCTTCAAGCGGTGTGTTCTCAATTTGGTAATTCTGATTATTAATCAGATTATTAAGGGCAATCAGTACAAGGTTATTCTGCTCATTGATAGCAGTAATCAGCTGTTCTAACAGGTTGTCCTCTTCTCCCAGTTCTTCCGTGCGGACAAGCAGGTCATCTAATGTAATACCTAATTCCTGAAGCCGGAGTTCCAGAGCGTTTACCCGGTATTCAATGGTACTGTTGTCGGTCTGTTCCAGTTCCGCCCATGCTTTTTCAATTTCAATCTGCTCATCGGTCTTTTCCGGTTCTTCCGGCTCCTGATCTTCGGATTGATCCGGAATGGTTTCTTCTGTGATGATCTCCGGTGTTACCTCTACTGCTTCAACCTTAAGAGTTGAACCAAAGACCAGTAGACCGCACGCAATACCGAGAACAGGAAGTAATATATAATTTTTGTAACTAATCTCATGCTTCATCCTTTAACCTCTTTACACTCTCCAAAGCGAACTCTGTTTTAGCAATTATTTTTCCAATCTGTATAATGTAATCATCCCTACTATGCCTAGGTTCACTTGTTATTTGTAGTATGCTTGACAGTTTTTCCTCGATATAATTAAGTTCTTTCGCTCTCTGTTCTTCTGACATGGTTTATTACCCCCTTGATCTACGTTTTCGATGTGCCTACAAATAATAGTTGACTTCATGCACCCGGCGCACCAGTGCAAAAGCCTTGCAGGGTCTGAACTACGCCCCATTATGAGCAAGGCTACTAGGTGCGCCCCCTAAAGTAAACTATTATTTGCTTGACGGCACGGGTTCTTTCTTGGCAGAACCTACGACATCAACAATCTTCATCTTCCGGCTTTCACTGTCGATCTCAATAACAAGGGGATTCTCCTGCATCAGAACGATGCTATCCTTTGCGGTTTCAGAAATGCCAATCGTTGCACAATCTCCGTTTTGTTCCACGATTGCAGTATAAAACTTGATCTTGTTGTTATTCTTCTTATCTTCAAATTCCTTTTCGGTTACCTTATAAACGGTTGCTTTACAGTTTACTGTTAATTTCATAGTCATTCTCTCTTTCTTTTTAAGGGGGTGGGGACTAATGCCCCACCGTTTACTTGTCTGCATCTTCTTTTTTCATTAGTTCGTATACTCTTGTATTGCCGATCTTTTCAATCCGGCTCTTGGTTATTGCAATGAGTTGGATCAGCTGCGGGATATCATCGCAGCTATAAATCTGGTCGATTGCCTGTATGATCATTTCATATTCGTAGATATCCAAAGTACTTCCCTGAACATTCAACACCCCCTTTGTTTTTAGGTAACAAAAAAAGCCCTTACCTAGTTTTTGTACTAGGTAAGAGCTTAAAGCTTCCTTTGCTACTCTTTGTTTTTTAACTATTGCGTTAAACTTATATTTTTCAAAAAGTTTTTATGCAGGGCATAAAAACTCTACGTTCGTACAGATTATTTTTCTTTCATGCTACTTTTTTATTTTTTGGATTCCAGGTGATCTGCGTTAGCAGATCTTAAGGAAATAAAAAAAGTTCTTTTTCCTGTGTGAAAAATAATCTTTGTACTCTCTTACGGTCTTCCAGGTCATCCACTGGATGACTCTTTCAGACTTTCGAAAAACAAGGGCGTTTAACGAATAGTTCCTA